GAACCCAAACTTCTTGAGAAGTATTACAAATACGAGATTGAGACGAGTGCCCAACGTATCAATCAAGCTGTAGCAAAAGTCGCCCTCCAGAGCGCCCTCGGAGGCGATACCGACATGGTCAAATTCTGGCTCAAGACGAGAGCAGGTTGGAAAGAAACAAAGGTGACAGAATTGACCGGTGCGAACGGAGGACCTGTCCAATTCGCCGAAGTCAAGCAGAACTTCCTCAGTGCGATTGAAGCCGAAATCACCGACGTTGATTACGAGGATTCGAATGATAACCCTCCACTCTAATCTATTCGATTGGCACAATAAATCATGACCGATCAACACGTTCTTAAGTCTACTGATAAACCGTCAATCGAATATCTCAGCGCAAGGGAGAAGTTTGACAGTCTTCCTGCGAAGAAGCGGGCGGAGATGGTACGCGCAATGTCAGACGAAGACGCTGCGAAGCTTCAGTTTGACTGGGAGTTTCTTGGTCGTCCAAAGCAACTTGCGCCTGACCATAAGAAGTCAAAGGCAACATCGTATTGTATGTGCGCTTATCTCCGCGCTCAAAGTCTTACAGACAAAAAATTAAAAATCGAAAATTTTCCAGGGTGTCATCACCACGACCAACTAACGACAGAAGACAAAGTTCCAACAACAATCGTAATCGCCTACGAACCTCCAGATGAAGACGGTTGGAAGCCGATTCAACATTTGACACCCCCTGTATGGATCAAAGAAGTACCGAATCCTAACGACGAAGTTTGCGAATTCCGCAAATCATGGGCGACATGGGTCTTGCTCGCCGGTCGCGGATTCGGCAAGACGCGAGTCGGAGCTGAACTCGCAAGAGAAATGGTTGAAACGAATCAAGCGAAGCGAATTGCCGTCATCTCACCAACAGCCTCCGACGCTCGCGACGTTGCCGTAGAAGGTCAATCCGGTCTGGTCAATGTTTGCCCTCCGTGGGCGCGTCCGTTGTACGAGTCAACAAAACGCCGAGTCACTTGGCCGAATGGAGCGCAAGCGAGTCTATTCTCAGCAGAAGAACCAGAACGTCTCCGTGGTCCTCAATTTGACTTCGCATGGTGTCTTATCGCAGGAACACTTGTTGAAACAGAATTTGGCAAAAAGCCGATAGAAACTATAAAGATAAATGATCATGTTTGGACGCGAAAAGGTCTGAAAAAGGTGTACGATGTTCAAATGACCGGGGTAAAACCGATATTTGACGTATTTTTATCTAATGGAAGTATGTTGAGTGGTACAGGTGAACATAAAGTTTGGGTTGAGGAGACCGGCTGGCTAGAGTTGCAAAAATTAACTCCCGGTGCTAAACTTTTAGCATTTGAAGGAGTTGAAAAATGCGAATCTTATACAAAGGAATCAGTTACGCTCCAAAATTCGGAGGCTATCTCACAGACAGAAACGGATTCGCCTTACACCGGGTCGTTTATGAAGAAGTCTACGGAAAATTATCAGACGGACTTCAGATCCATCATAAAGACGGAGATATTTATAACAACGATATATCGAATCTCGAAGCTCTGTCTTCAGGTGATCATCAAAAAACTCACGAACTTAAAGGCTGTGTTGCAGAGTCTTCTGAAAAGAAAAGAGAATATTCTAACAAATACTGGTCTACAACAGAAGGGCGCTACGTTACGTGCGAATGTTGCGGAATCGAATTCCACACCTACTCAAACCACATCAGATGGTGTTCAGATGAGTGTGGGGTTGAAGGAAGAAAAAGAAACATTCCTAAGAAGGTTAAAGAAACTCGCAAAGAATGTATTTGTAAGAAGTGTAAGAAACCTTTTCTTACAGAAAGAAGGCGGCCATATTGTTCTGAAGAATGTTATTCAAAACGATACGAATATCTCAATAACTGTGTTATCTGTGGAGCCACGTTTATCGCAGACAATAAACAGTCAACCTGCTCAACAACTTGCGGGTACGAACTCAGAGTTCTTGTCAAATCATCAGACGGAGACTTTTGGAAAAAGTTGCAAGAACGCAATAAAGCAGAATGGTTGGCAGCAAGAAAAAGAAGTTTGGAATCTTAGTATTGAAGATGAACATGAATTTTTTGCAAGTGGAGTACTTGCAAAAAATTGCGATGAAATCGCAGGTTACGATGTGAACACGCAACAGATGACTTGGGATATGCTCCAATTCACTTTGCGCTTAGGAACAAATCCACGATGCGTTGTGACGACGACACCGAAACCCACACCATTGATCCAGCAGTTGGTCAAGCTCGCAAGGCATCCGATCAATAAGATGATTATGACGACCGGGAGCACTTACGAGAACAAGACAAATCTTGCCACACCGTTCATGCGGCAGATTACGCAATATGAAGGTACAAATCTAGGTCGTCAAGAGATATACGCTGAGTTGATTGATATCGAAGAATCAGGAATATTGAAACGGTCTTGGTTCAAACAATGGCCGTCGAAGAAAGCGATGCCGGTCTTTGAATTTGTTATCCAGTCGTATGACACAGCATTTACAGAGAAGACAGAAAACGATCCTACCGGCTGCGTCGTTTTTGGCGTATTCCGCCCGACACCAGATGATCCTCATTGTGTCATGATCCTAGATTGCTGGACTGAACATCTGAAATATCCAGAACTTCGCATTCGTGCAGTAGAAGATTATAAGGCAACTTATGGTGATCAAGAAGCGCCTGTCGATATGTTGTTGATTGAAGACAAAGGATCAGGTATTCCGTTGATTCAAGATTTACAACGGGCAGGATTACCGATACGGAAATACAATCCCGGGAGACCTGATAAGGCGATGCGCCTCCACGCGGTCAGCCATCTTGTTTATAACGGACGCGTTTATATTCCAGAAAGCAAACAGGTTCCAGGGGAATTCGTTACGTGGGCGGAAGATTACTTACGAGAGGTCTGCGCGTTCCCCAACAGTGCACATGATGAGATGGTCGATTGTACAACACAAGCTCTTAGTGTCTTCAGAGATCAAGAGTGGTTATCAATTGATCCTGTTCAGAAAAGAGAAGATTGGGAAGATGAAGAAGAATGGGGAACTGAAAAGGTAAACCCTTATGCGATGTAACCTTGATGAAGTTGAATCTTAGCCTTCATGTACACCTCATGAGCTTCTTCAGCCGTTTTAAAAGTACCAAGGTATTTACCGATCCCGTTGGCTAGAATACGAGCAGAGAATCCTTTTCCGTTCCTAACAATTCCCATGAAACCTGTCGTATTATTCTTCTTAGGTTTCTTTTGATTTTGAGTGTTCGTAGCATTGTCTACATCTCTAAGATTGACCCAACTATTATCACTTCGTATTCCATTAATATGGTCTATTTGATTTTTTGGAAAAGAACCTGTTTTTAACAGCCAAATTAATCGATGTTCTAAATATCTCTTATTGTCTATGCTTACATATCTGTACCCAGTGACCTTGTGATAGGAACCTGTTTGTTTACCTTTACATTTCATTCTACCATTACTCCTATCGATTTTCCACGTTAAGACCCCTGTAAGTTCATCGTAACCAACCAGGGTTTCCAAGTATTCTTTAGAAAGCATTTGAATCTCCTTTGAGTATTATGCAAATTATAACATATTACGCAGTTTAAAATTGAGCTATACTGTGCTCAAACGCCTACCGTGGATTCTTTATGCCGAAGCCTACCTACCATGAACTATTGAGACCTCACAAAGCTCGTTTTCCGCATGACGTAGATCAATTAGTCGGTTTGGCAAAACACTACAATGATCTGTTTGGCTTACCTGAAAATCTGATCCCTTCTGCGGCGAAAGAAGAATCTAACTTTGACTATTTGGCAAAGTCTCCAACGGGACCACTGGGCCTTATGCAGTTAGGAGGTTCTGCAAGACAAGAAGTTGGTGTAATCGACCCGTTCAACCCTGAAAAGAATTTAATGGGAGGTGCAGCATATTACAGACATCTATTAGATAATTTCAAAGTTAAACCTAAGAATATTAAAGAACTCAGTGCCATGTACACCGAAGG